CCATAGATCAATTTACTGTTGTCGCTGAGAACTTTTGGCCATATTCAGATAGGGATTATCTTGATGAGACTGGGCTCTACGAAATAGATAGCGTCAGCGTTGGCTGGTTCCTGTCAACTGTTGAGTGCACCGAACTTTGGTTCAACACGGTATTCCGTAGGGGCCTGAAAGGAGAGGCTGTAATTGAGTTTGAGTATCAGCCTTGCGACTCCGCTGGTACGCCATCAGGATCTGCATTGTCGGCGGTGGCAACCTACAGCGACGACACGTTTGATGACAAGTCATTCACCTTTAAAGTTCAGTCTCTGCCGCTTAGTTATTATCGCGTAAGGGCTCGCCGGACTAACAACTCAAATGATGACGGCTCAAGCCAGTCAACTCTTGAATCAATAGCGGCGATTCGCGTAAAAACAAACGTTGTTCATCCAGAGGATACAACCCTAACAATCCAGTCAACGGCAGGTAACGCAGAGACTGGAACGGAGATGAAATTCAACGTCATGGCGAGCCGAAAAATGATTTGGTGGGATGGCTCAACCATTCGCGGCTGGAATGCTGCAACAAAAACAGAGATTCCGGCAGACCTTCGCGCTAGTGAGTTTGCGGCCGATGGAATCTTGCATAACTACATCGTCATGGGTGGCGGCTCAGTTGATGAAATTGACGTCGATGAGCTTTACGCAATCCACGATAAGGTTTACGCAATAAATCCAGACCTGACAAAGTGTTCAATTACGTTTGACGATGCAGATCAAGCGCTAGGGGATCGCGTCAAGACACTGGCTCTGCTGCTAGACGTTGAGACTAGCTATGACGGAATAAAGGAGTTCTTTGTCAGGGACGAACCGCGCAGCATTGTTGTGGCTCAGTTTGATGCCTATAACCTTGCCGATGACCAGTACAGCAAGACATATTCATTCATGCTAAAAGACCAATACACTGGAGTTAGGCTTGAGTGGGTGGACGTAAACGATAAGAACAAGAAGCGATACATAAATCTTGCATTGGACAACAGCGGTAATGTTATCGAGTCAGACAGCTTCCACCCGAAAGAGATCAAATTCCTTGGTTGCGGTAACGAAACTCAGGCCATGCACAGGGCAAAACTTGAGTTCAACAAGCTGATTTACCAAAACGAGTCCGTCACTTTTAACGTTGTGGACGATGGCTTCATCCCTCGTTTCGGAGACATGGTGCGATTCGTTGAGTACGCCGACGAATACGTTGTCAATGGCGAGGTGATTGGCATATCTGGCAACACGTACACATCAAGCGCATGGCTTGGTGACTTGGAGGCTGGCGTTACCTATTGGTCAACATGCACCAAAGCCAACGGGCAGACAACTGATTGGGTTGAGCTGATTTCATGGAATGAACAATCATTCACAACAGCATCGCCAATGACTGGCGCATACGTTTCCGACCAGATTGACAGCCAAATTGGGAGTCGATTCATCATCCGCACGACCGCAGAGAAAGAAGCCGATTTGTATGTCATCACCGACAAGCAACCGTCATCTGATGGAACAGTGAAAATCTCATGCATCAACTACGACGAGCGGACATACCTGAATGTGTGATTTCGGCGATGCGGTTTGGCATGTAGCCAATGAAACTGGCACAAGATGCGAGTTCGGATATGCAGAAGGCTCGCAACTCTGCGCAACCCTCATTAGCGACACATCTTGGTGCCGCCTTGATAGCTCAGATACGACATGGCGCCTCCGCCTAAATGCATGGCTTGAATGGTATAATCCAACAAACACAAACGAGGATTAGAGATGTCTACTCGGTATAACACTGGAAATCAAATTGAATCTACAGACGTGCGAGACATGTCTGATAACGCAAAGAATCTTGATGTAGCAATTAATACGCTTGATGAGACATGGAATGACAGGTTTGGGGTAAAACGCACATCAATTGAGGGCGCAGTGCAGGGCCTGTCATTTTTCAATGTAGGCACATTCGCGGCTGGATATACTCTGACAAACTCACGTCAGACGCTTACATATGACGGGCATGAATATTCGTGGGCTGGTGCATTCCAGAAAGTGGTTGCCGCTGGCTCAACGCCTACGCCGCTTGGGGCTGGCGGGTGGATTGACCGGAGTGATGTGGCGCTGCGGGGTGATTTATCACGGCAAAGTGGAGCAGGGCTTGTTGGTGGAATGCCTGTATTCGTCACTGCAACCAAGTACGCCGGAGGGGCATCTACATCATCAACAAACAACGACGCAGCAATTGCAGCCGCAATTAACGACGCTATAGCAACCGGCAGCTACGTTTACTGGCCAGCGGTGTATGAGGTGCAGGGCAACATCCCCAACTTCCATTCCGTTCGCCATGATGGCCCCGGTGGTATCAAGCGCGGAAGTGACACATTCATGGCTCATGCGTTGGAGTGGACGCAATCAACGCTGTATTGCTCTCCAACGGCATCCTCTAGCGGGGATGGGCTATCAGCATCATCGCCAATGCAAATTGGAGGAATTAGGAGTGTTCTTCTTAACTACACCCCGCTGATCGGTTCGTGGGATGTAAAGCTTGCAGCCGGAACATATCCAATTGCGGCGACGATTGATGTTGGTGATATTTTGACCGCATCTGATTTTCTTAAAATAGAAGGCCCTGCCGTGTCTTACGGCGTTCCTACTGCAATTTTTGATGGGACGGGGTCATCTGCGATCATCGGATTCCGGTGCGGCGGACGGCAAAAGGTATGGCTGAAAGACGTTAAGGTGCAAAACTTCACTCAACCCAACTCCACTGGGGTCGCTGGTATCGATTTCTGTGAGTTGTGGGCTGACAACGTTCACGTTAACAATTGTTCGTTCACTGGCTTGTCGGTATCTCATGGCCGCATGCGGGTTACTGGTGGTATCTATGAGGGCTGCGAGTATAACCTGCGTGCCTACAACCTGACCGAGTACACCTTTAGTTATGGCGGGGTGGGAACCATCTGTCGCAATCCTGTTGGGTTCGGTGCCTGCATTCAGATCCGGGATGGGTCTTCCGGTGTCATGCTGGCAGGCACGCAGGCGACTGGCGCTATCAATGCGTATGGCATCGAGCTGATAAACTTCTGCCGCGCCAGGTTCACCGGTATCACTGTCACCGGCAACAAGATTGGGTTGCGCACCCAGTTCTCTACCTTTTTCGATGATGGCTCTAACAGCATCACCGGAAACACCACTACTAATTTCCAGCTAGAATCTAGCACGGACAGCAACAACGCGGCGGACATGATGTTCGATCCGATAAGTAAAAACCGCTCTTGGGGTGGCGGTTCTACGTCGACGTTCAGATATTACTTCCGCAAAGTAGGTACCGGCTCTGGTATGTCCTCGAATGCCACCTTTGTTGTGGAAGACACTTCACCAGTTCTTGGGTTAATGAGTGATGCTGCCGGCATTGCGGGTATAGTTGTTGGTAAACCTGGGGTTGGGTCACAGGCCAGCTTTATCTATAACCAGCCAGATAACACCTGGCGCTGGCGTATCAACAACGCGGACACCTATCGAATGTCGTCAACGTTCTTCATGGCGATGACAGATAATGCCGCATCTCTCGGCTCGGCAGTAAACCGATACTCCGTTGTTTATGCCGCAACAGGTGCTGTCAACACCTCAGACGCCAGAGAGAAATCAAACCCAATAACTCCAGACCAACTATCTGTGCATATGGGGTACAGCTCAGACGCAATTCTTGATGCGTGGGGGGATGTACAGCTGGTTGGGTTCCAATGGCTGGAGTCTATCCGCACCAAAGGCGAAGCTGTGGCTCGCTGGCATTTCGGGGTTATCGCCCAGCAGGTTCGTGACGCATTTGCTGCGCGCGGGATTGATGGGACACGTTTTGGGTTGCTCTGTTATGACGAGTGGCAGGCTACGGAAGCGGCGCACGACAGTGATGGAGACGAGATAGAGCCAGCAAGAGAAGCTGGAAATAGATGGGGCATCCGAGCAGATCAGTGCCTGTTCCTGGAAGCAGCATATCAGCGCAGAAACTACCGTCGCTTGATCAAGCGTATCGAAGCGCTGGAGAGCGGGCGGTAAGTGGTTATTTTTACAGCTATGAAAAGCCCCATTACGGGGCTTTTTTATTGCTTGCTGAATGCCACTTCTGCCATCGAATCAACTTGTCACGGTCATCGAGTAGCGCGTCTGCGTTGTGCTTGATGACTGCTGGAGCTTTATCAGGGTCGCCGCCGATGCGCATCAGCACAACCGGAGCAGCCATCAGGTCACTCGGCGGCATCGGACAATCCGTATGCGCTGTCGATGTAGTCGAGCAGCCCGCTATCAGCAATGCACTTAGCGGTATCAGGATTTTTGATGTGGTCACGGTAAATCACCTCTTTCTCTATTACTTTAACTGTGCGAACTTGCGCTTTCTTTTGCTGTTCTTCGGCTAGTTGCAAATCACGAGTTGCAAGCTGTCCTTGTAATGCAAACAACTCACTCCATTGCTTGTTGTGCTGCTTTGCTTGCTCTGACTCAATCTCTGCTGTTGCAGTTGAGCGACCGTGCAGATATGCACCATACAGAGATCCACAAAAAAGGCCGATTGATACGGCCAGAATGGTTAGTTTTGTTCCCACAGCTCACCACCTACAGGAAGATTTATAAACAGCTTCTGTGTGTCACTGACTGAGATTGTTCCTAGGCAAACATCGCGCTCTGCATTGCGGCGAATCCAAATGCCATGACATCCGCTTGCCTGCTTTGAGCAGTCAGTTTTAACGCCGCCAATCTTTGCATACTTCCACATCAGGATTGCATCGCAAGCGCCTTTTGTATCGCCTGATTGTAGGCGGCGCATGATGGTTGAGTTAGCCAGCCCAGCCTCTCCGATATTGAAAGCAAGGTCAGTGAAGGCTACCTTCTCGCGCACCTTCAAATCATAAGACACTTCTTGCAGCGGCCTGCTGTGATTGGCGATTTCCTTTTCCTTGGCAAGGCGGCACCATTCAGGCGTAACTTCCATTCCAATGTAAACGCCTTTGGTGATTCCATCGCAGATTGTTGGGATACCAACGGGGTCTAGATAAGCCTTGGTGATCACCTTGCCAGACGACTCAAAGTAAGCCGTCATCGATGCAACCATTGCCATTGCAAGCGATCCACCGACAACTAGGTTTCGTTTATTTTTCATCGTTCATACTTCGCTTTAACCGCCTATATTCAAAAACAGTTCTGCCAACAACAATGATGATCATTGCCATGTAAGCGGCCACCGCTGCATGGTTTCCAAGCCACTGCTGAGCAATGATGCAGATTAAAAACAGAGACGCCGTGAGTATCATTCAACCTCCACATCTTGCAGCGCGTACGCGGCACCGGAAATTATCACGTAATGCTCCGTTACCTTTTCGACAACTCCAATTGAGTTAATGCCGAAAAAGTCAGGAGCGTGGAATTCGATTTCTTCGCCAAGCAGGCTTTCAAATAGTTGCTTTCTTGTCATCTTTGTTCATGTTGTTTTTGTTGATATGCTCGCGGCGTGACTCTTGCACCCGCTCAATTTCAAGCTCCAGTAGCTCAAGGCAAATATCGTGTTTTTCCATCTCGGTTAAGTTTGATCTGGACATTATCATGTTGCTTGCAATTTTGTATGTCATAAACGCTTAACTCCCTTTCCTCTTCTTTATCAACAACTGCATCAATTCGCATTCCTGCCAATGTGCAAAACTTTATTCGTTCACGTATACACTTTCGGCGCTTGTCGCTGCACACGTAATTCAGTGCGCTGCGGTAGGAATCGACTGCTAGGTAATACATGCGATCACATTCAGCTC